ATGCCGATTCGCTGCACATTCGTTTTGAACAATCAGTCGACGTCAGCTTTCCACTGTCCAACCGTAGGCACTCTACCTGCGTTTTCGGGACGCGGTTCCGGACGCGATAATCCAGAAGCAACCGCGATCGAAAAGATCGGCCCGATACCCAAGGGCATCTACTACATCGTGGACCGCCAGTCAGGCGGCAATCTCGGTTGGCTCTATGACCTGTGGGGTCAACTCGGATACGGTACGTCCGATCACACGAAATGGTTCATGCTTTGGAATAGAGACACGGGCGATAGCACGTATGTGGGTAAAGTGAAGCGCGGCGCATTCCGTCTGCATCCGATTGGCCCGATGGGGCTAAGTGAAGGGTGCATTACCGTTACCAACACAGCTCGCTTCGAGAGGTTCGCTGCGTTCCTCCGCCAGAAGGGCGCAGACCTGACTGTTCCGGGTACGAACCTCAAGGCTTACGGCACGGTGGAAGTGAAATGACGAAGCTCGGAAAATTCGCGCTCAGCACGAGCATTACGCTCGTTGGCGGATGGGCACTCGCCAACCTAGTGATTCGACTTCCCGTTGAAATGCCCGGATTTCTGGACAATGGCATCCGCGCCGTGCTGAGGCTGACCGGACATCGCGAACTCGCGAATCCGGACGACATGGAAGTGCTGGCGATGACGGCAATTCTCATCGCATCGATCATCGTCGTCGGCGTGCTAGTCGCCCTCGCGAACACCATCATTAAGCGATCACTCGCTCGCAGAACGGCTCACTGAGTCTCGCCATAACGGCACAACAACGTGAGAGATAACGAACTCCACGGCGTCGGCTGGCCTTGTTCGCCGTGGGCGGGTCAACACAGCGCGCCCCGATCGCAATCGGCGCATGGCGTTCCGGTTGCCGGCCGCAGCCACAGTGAATTGAAATCCTCCGCGAGGCGGCGTCGTGATAACGCCGCCTCGGCCCCGAGCGCCATCACGTTTAATCAACTGCCACGGCTTATTGATCGCCGCACGTGCCTGGTTTGCATACAGCCAGGCGAGCAAGCAATGGAGCGCGAGGGTTAGTAGCAGCAAGGATCGGGCAGAAAAACCCACACCACCGCAGGAATAGCCCCCTGAGCGATATCTATGCAATTGCCCGCCAAGCCTCATGGCGGAAGGCAGCCGACTTTATCAGTCGGCCGCTGAGCCTTGGTAGGTAAGGAGTCCAAGTTCCCGGAAAATGGCTACCCACAACCGTACCCACAATCCGGGAAACGCTATCCACAATGGCTACTTTCCGGTGCTGAGCGGCTTCCAGCCGCACACCTTCGCGCCAGCCGTATTGTGGGCTAGGATCGCGCGCGCCGTGTCATCGCTCAGTACATCGGTCTTGCTGACGTAGATCGGGCGGGTCCAGTCGCACGCCGTGTCCGTCACCCGCGTCTTGACGACGATCTGCGGCTCGCACGGCACTGCCGGCTTAGTCGCGGGACCATCCGTCGCGCAGCTGCTGCTCAGCACCGCCAGCAGGCAGAGCACCAACGTTCGTTTCTGCATCGCTTCTCTCCTTTGCAGCGGCCGCGCCGGCCTGCGCCGCGTCGGCATTCGCCTGGGCTTCCGCATTCGCGGACTGTGCGACCTGCTCGCGCGCGGCTGCCGCGGTCGCCTGCGCTTCGGCGGCCTTCTGGCCGGCCTGCGCGGTCACGGCGCGGGCTTGCTGATGCCGGAACATGCCGAACAGCACGCCGGCCGCCGCGAGCAGCCACGGGCCGAATTTCAGCAGGATGGGGATGATCGTCATGCGTCGCTCCATGCACCGGTGAGGAAGAGATCGCGCTCGGCTGCGCGCCGGCGCACGAGACCCGGCAGCACGACACCGCCCGCGCGGTTCCACGCGGGAAACTGATCGGCCGCGCCGGCCATGTCGCCGATGTTCAGGTGTCGCAGCAGCGTCGACGGCTGGCCGCTGGCGAGCGTGATGATGCCGTCGCGACCGGGATCGTTCACGCGCCGCGCGCGGCCGGGCCCGACGTTGTTCACGATGCTGACGAGCGCGGCCTTCTGCTGCGGCGACAGCGGCACACGCGCGGCCTGGTCGACGAGCGCCGCCGAGGCGCGGAGGTTCGCGTCGTGCCGCGCGTCGGCCGTGGCTTGCGTCCAGACCGTGCCCTCGCGAATGTCCGGGCCCGTCGAGCCCCATCCGCATGTCCACGGCGTCGCCTTCAGCGCGCGCAGCGCGGGGTCGTTGGGGATCAGTGCGCCGGCGAGCACCTTGTACCAGATGCCGCGCGCCTGCAGCGCCTTGCCGAGATCCGATGCTGGATCCGGATATGCGGTGAGGTAGCAGCTCTCGAAGTGCTGCGACAGCGGGCGGCAGAGCGCGAGCCATGCCTCGTCGTCCGTATCGAGTGGAACGTTTTGCGGTACAGCCGGCGCGATTTCCGCACCACCCACCGCCAAACCCGTATCAGGAGCGGCCGGAAGCGGTACGGCGGAACCCGCGATGTCCATTTTCGCCGACTCGATCGCGGACGTCGGCACGTCGACGACCGGCGCCGGGTTCACGCCGAACAGCCGCGCGAGCGCGCCGAACAGGTCACTGAGCGCCATCGCCATTTCCCTGCGCGGCCGCCGCATCCGGCGGCGCCACGCGGCGCACCGCGGTGTAGCGCACGACGAGGATCAGCGCGAACGCGACGAGCGCCGCGTAGCGCTGCACACCCTGCGGCAGCAGTTCCTTCAGGTCGGCCGGCATCGAATTCCACGCCTCGACGATCGCCGGGCCGGCAGCCGTCACGACGGCGAGCGCGCCGCTCACGATCACGGTGCCGCGCCGGTGCAGCGTGCGCCAATTGTCTGCCAGTGTGATTTTCCACTTCATTTTGTCCATCTCCGCGTTTCGGGTCGGTTTCCCGCTGCGCCCAATACGAGCTGAGAAACCATTTGCTTGATATCTTTCAGGTCGTCACGCATTGCCTGATTACTCTGTTCAAGCACCGTAACCCGATTAGAAAGCCCCGAATAAAGGCCAATACACCACGCCGAAGCCCCTACCAGCGCGGCCAAGATGGAAACGAGACCGGCGACCGTACTAATCACGGTTTTTGCACTTACAAGCCAAGAACCGGGGCTATTTTGCTGGTTATTTTGACCATTCATTCAATCGGGCCCGTTAATTGAAAATCAGATGGCCTGATTATCGGTCAAATGTTTATGCGGAATTGAATCAAATCCGCGGTGCAGATTATCGCGATGGTCGCGCTGTCAACGCGCGCGATCGAGCTTGACACCTAGGCGGAATCCGCCTACTGTTCGAGGCATAGGAAGCGCACATCGCGCGGCCGCCATCCGAAAGGAAACCACCATGAAACCGTGCTTTCGCGCGCTCTCGCGCCTTGGATCGACTCAACATGCTCTTTCGATCGCCAACCGTGGCTCAGATGAAGCAGTGGAAGGAGAAGCTCGGCTACTCCGGAACGCAGATGGCGCGGGCACTCGGCCTGAAGAGCGCGCGGCGGTGGCGCGACTACGCGGACGAGAACAAGCCGCAGGGTATCCCGCCGGCCAATCTGTTCATGGCAGCCGCGCTCGTCACACTCCCGCAACAGGAAATCGACCGCGTGCTGGCGACAATGCGCGACGTCGGCGCGACGATCAATCTGGACGCGCCGGCCGACTCCCCGGCGCTCGATGGAGAGCCGCAGCCGTAGCAATGGCGCTTGGCTGCAGCGCAGCGTTGACCGGATGCGGCGGCGGTGGCGATGGCGGCAGCCAGGCCGCCGCGCCCGCGACGCTCCCCGAACCTGCACCGAGCATCTCTCCTTCCCCTTCGAAGTCCGTCAAGATCGCGATGTATGGCGATTCGACCGCATTCGGCACGACGCTCCAGGCGGGCACCTACGTTCAGTCTCCACACAATGAGCCTGCGTCGATTCAATTCGCCCTTCAGCGCAAGTACGGCACCGCAGTGACCGTCGAGAATCGCGGCGTTCCCGGGTCGACCTGCGGTCAGTGGCTATGGGGGCAGAGCGACGTCAAACAGTCGTGGACGGTCGAGATGGCGAAGTCCGACGCGCAAATCGTCACGATGAACTGCGCGATCAACGACGCCTTCCTGCCGAACGAGACCGACCAGGACTTCCAGTACGTCTACGGCCAGTTCGCGCAGATCGCCCGCCAGTACGGGAAAGCATTCGTGATCATCACGCCGAACCCGATCGACGATCCGCACAACGTCCGTTTGGAGGAGCTCGTGCGTAGTCAGCACTACGTCGCGCAGCTTCAACAGGTCGAGATCATCGACCAGTGGAGCACGATTCAGCAGGCAATGCCAAACTGGCAGGCCAATCTGCCCGATCGGATTCATCCGAACGACGCTCTGTACGAATACATGGCGCAGATTTCTTCTGCAGCCCTGGACAGCCTGGTGACCAGATATCTGTCCGATTGAATGGTGCGACGACATGAGAGGTCGATATGGCAAAATGTACCGAATTTCACGCGATCTCTCATCCCCGATGCACCGGAATAATTTCGATTTCCTGCGTCTGTTCGCAGCGCTTCTAGTTGTTGTCGGTCATGCCTATGGAATCATGGCGCGCGAACAGCCGACATTGCTCGGTCCGCAAATTTCGGTGCTCGGGCTGATTATCTTTTTCTCGATCAGCGGCTACCTTGTAACGCGTAGTTGGGCCAACGACCCGTCGCTTGGCCGGTTTCTTATAAAGCGTGCGCTCCGGATTTTTCCGGGGCTGATCATTGCAATCTCGGTGACGACCTTCATCATTGGACCGATCGCATCGGGCCTGCCGTTGATGTCATATCTGACATCCAGCGACACCTATGCCTACCTCCTGAACGGCGTCCTCCGTTATACCTACGGACTGCCCGGCCTATTCATTGGCAACCCGATCTCAGGGGCAGCAAACATCTCGCTCTGGAGCCTTCCAGTCGAATTCTCTCTCTACCTGGCAACCCCTCTCGTAGCCGTGCTTGCGATGCGTCGTCACGCATTGGCACTCGCGCTACTGACGGCTACTCTCGCGCTTTCCTCCATCTACCTCGCGTATTACTACCGGGGACAGCATCCGGTTTTCTACGGAACGGATCTGATCGCCGCCTCGGGAATGGCCTTCTTCTTTACCTCAGGTGCATTTTTCGCGGCATCTCGGAGCAAATTCTATCTACCGATTGCGTGCCTCCTATTCGCTGGCTGGCTCATTGAACCGCGATATTTCGAAGGCATTTTGCGATTCCCTGTCGCGATGCTTGTCGCATTCGCAATACCCTACGTTGTCTTGACTATTGGAATGCGATCGTGGCCAATAATTCGGCGTGCTGGTAGATTCGGTGACGTATCGTATGGCATCTATCTCTATGCCTTTCCAGTCCAACAAATCATTGCGCAGCATCTCGCGGGGAAGATCCCTGTAGGCCTTTCGATCGTTCTGTCGCTGGTAGTCGTCATTCCGATCGCCTTCGCCTCCTGGCATCTCGTCGAGAAACGAGCCATGAAGGCGAAGGGAAGGGAGATCAGTCGGCAACCGGCGAGGACATCCCCTGTTGAGCCAAATGAGGCAGTGCGTTGAAGAACGCTGCAAAACGAGGATCGGTGAGATCGACCTGCCCTTGATGAGGGAAAGTCTCGCTGTCTTGCTCGTTTGCAAATACAGCGATGATGATCTTCTCGTCTGCGTCAGAAAACTGTACGAACATGTCAGCTCCTCAAAATTCGTAGCTAGCGACGCCCATCGTGAACGTCGGCGTCCCCGCCGATGATGTCGCCGTGTAATAGAGCGTCTGCGATACAGTGATCGGCAGATCCTTGTAGTTCGTCGAGATGCCGCCCGACGCGCTCACGCTATTGTTCAATCCCTGAATGCCGACACCCGTCGATGCCGCATAGACGATGATCGACGAGTTCGGCGTCGACGACGTCGACGACACGGACATCGTTCCAGAAACCTTGCGTGCGTTCGGCGGCACGGCGCCCGAGATCGACAATGCTGTCGGCGATGCCTGCGTGGTGCTCGTCGTCAGCACCGTGACGGACGGGATCGAGATGGCCCGATCGACCTGCGCGCCCACGATGAACTGGCCGCTCCCGTTCGTCGGCCACACGCTCACGAGCGCCGACGCCGTGTAGCCACTCGGCATGTTGGCGCCACCGTAGACGTTCGGCTGCACCGCGCTCGTTGCGTTCCTCGCGAGCAGTGCGCTTGCTCCGGTCGTAGGGTTGTAGATCGCGTAGAGCGCGACATAGCCGCTCACCGGGGCGCTACCCGTGTCCATGCCGCCCGCGCCGGTCGTCGCGAGGTTGATCGTCTTGTTGAAGTTCGCGAGCTTGTAGGCGACGCCGCCAAGCGCCGATTCGACGATGATCTCGTCAGCCGTCGCAGGCGCGGTAGCGCTCGCGACGGCTACACTCATCGCGAAGTTTCGCGCCGAGCCGATGACCGGCATGCCGCCGCCGACAGCTGCGATGCTTGCCTCCTGAGAATAGAGAGACGGTGCATTGGCTTGTTCGACTTTCACTCGACGCCATACAACGCCGTTGACCGGAGCGGTCACACCAGTAATGTTGAAGCTGGACGTGACGTATGCAGTTCCGGCTGGCGTCGTACCGCCCGCAGAATATCGCGTTGAAGTCGATGCGCCATTGGGAATGGTGACCGCCGCGACGTTGCCAATGAAGGTGCCGGAACTGTTATATGCGACAAGCGCAACCGAGTAAGTGCCAGCAGAAACGTTGGAAGCAGCATCGAAAGAAAGCGTCAGCGGCACGTTTGCGCCGACGGCCATGTTTCCCGTAAAGTTCGAGCCAGACGCACCACTCAATGCGGCAGTGTTTCCGAAAAACCCGCCAATTCCGCCAGTCACATCATTTTGTGTCGCGAAGTTAGCCGCGAAACTCCAATTGCTTGAGCCAAGCTCACCAGAACCATTGACGAGCAGGTTCGCGCTGTTGACGCCGTTGATCTTCGCCGACGTATTAATCGGCAGGCTGCCCTGCGAGCCGATCGCGCCGATCTGACCGGCGGTCACCGGCTGCGTCGACAGCGTCGCGGATGCGATGTTCTCGGCCGGCTGCGTGATGTTTGTGCCGTCGCCAACGACGCGCGTCGGGCCCGCCGGAATCACGACACCGGTGCCCGAGGCCGTCTTCGCCGTGATCGAGAACGCGCCGGTCGTGTTGTTCACGATCGTCCATTCGCGCGTCCACGCCGGCAGGATGATCTGGACGTTCCCCGTCAGCGCACCGGTCAGCACGATGCGCGACTTCATTGCCTGCGCGGGCGTCAACGTGACGTTCACGTTCGTGAGGCCCGAGATCGCGGAGAAGCCGTAAGCCTGAGACGGCGCCCACTTCGTGCCCGGGCCGGTGTCGGGGTTGTCGCTGTTGTTGTCGACGAGGCTGAGCCACGTCCCGAATCCGTCCGCGCTCATCAGCATCGCGCCGGCCGGGTAGCCGCCGACGTTCGTATCGGCCGCGAAGGCCGAGTTGAACGCATACCGGCCGCCGCCATGCGCCCAGCGCGTCGACTGCGTGATCAAGTTCAGGACGCCGTTCATGTCGAGACCCGAGGGCGGGATGCCGCCGGCCGCGATCGGCGTGCGCGTGAGCGGCGGGAAGCCGTCGACCAGCGATGCGCCGCCCGGGTTCGTCCCGATCTGCGACGCTTCCGGGATGGCGTTGAAAGCGCCACCCGCCGCGAAAGCCAACGGAACGAGCGTCGGAGTCTGATTTGCTTGCATGTTAGACCTCAGAATAGAAAGTGCCTTGGCCGAAAGGCGCAGCGCTCCCGACGCCCGCCTCGGAAAAACCGAAAGTGCTGTTCTGCGGCTCCTCGAGAACCGTCACGAGGACGCCGGTTGGTCGCGGCAGCGCGCCGGATTGCGTGATGATCGCGAGCTCGAACGGCTGCAGATAGAACTCGAACGTGTAGCGCATCCGCATGTTGCCGAGGTCGTTCACGTAGCAACGGCCTCGGCCGGCGAACAGGCTCTGGAGCAACCGGTTGTAGCTCGGGATCGAGCCGTCGGAGATGTTCGCCGCGGCCTTCACCAGGATCAGCGTGCGGAACGCGTCGTCCGAAAGGTAGTAGTTCTGCGTGATCTGCTGTCCCGCGTAGAACACGCCCGAGTTGAACGTCGTAGCGCTCGCTGTTCCGGCTTCATTGAAGCCGAGGTTGATCTCGGCCGAAGGGATCTTCAGCAGGCGCCCGTTTTCGAGCCCGACGATCTTCCCCCAGATGTCGAGGCCGCGCCCGACCGCCGTCTGGATGTTCCACACGTTGTCGTAGAACGCGTCGATGTCCGCGCTCGGATCGATATACCCGTTCATGTTCTGAACGAGCTGGATCAGCGTCGGGCTGTTCGCGTATTGAGCGAGGACTGTCTGAAGGACGTTATCCATTTAAACGAGCGTCACCGAAATATTCGAGGCGGTAATGGTCGGGGTTTGCGCGATGCCGATGTCGACGGAATTCTGATTCGCCGTCGTCGTGCCGAGCTGGATCGACAGCAGCTCGACCGACGGATCGATCGCCATCACGCCCGGGTAGTATCGGCCAGCAAATACCGTGCTGTTGCTTCGCGCGCGCGAGCCGCCATCGGCGCCAGTGAACGCCGCGATGATCGCGTTCTGCACTAACTGAGTGATATTCGAAGGCAGGTTCGAGTTGTTGGCGAGTTGGACGGCGAACAGGATCGGCACAGCCGTCAGCGTCTGGTACTTCACGGCGTAGCTCGGGTACGGCTGAGAGCCGACGCTCGAATCCTGCACGGTCACCGTCGTGTTTCCGTTGTAGTTGCATCCTGGCGCCTTCTTGCTCCAGATCGCGTTACCGATGTCCTGCGCCGCGCCGCCGTACACACCGACATACAGTGAGTTCGGCAACAGCGTGTAGCCGCCGATCGTGACCGACGTGCCGAGCGGGTTGTCGAGCACGCACGCGTCGAGGACGCCCGCTACGCCGAGCACGGCGCCGCGCACCGAGGGCACCGAGCCGCTCGAGTTTTTCGCGACCGACTGCCGGCGGCGATTCTCGAAGTCAGCGCGCGATTCGACGTCGCGTCCCTGCACACCCGAGACGACCGTCACCGTGTCCCATCCGGGGATTGCCTGGTAGATCGACACCTGGCCGGCGGCCGGCACGGGCACCGGACCCGTCGTCTTGCACGCGAAGCCGAGTGTGATAGAGCCGCTCGCTGGGATCTCGCCCGCTTGCGTGCAGAGATACACGGCTTTCGTGCTCTTGTCCTGAATCAGTGCCCCGAGCGGAATCGGCACTCCTACAGCGCCGCCGCATGCGATCTGCAGCGCCGTCGGCTCGGCCGGGTCGCGCTCGATGAAGTAGATGCGGCCGATCGCGTCCTGCCACCGGCCATCGGCGAGATCCGGATCGACGCCGTTCGCCACCTCGAGCATGTCGTCGTTCTTTGCCGCGATGACTGCTGTCAGGCTCGATGCAAGCTGTCCCTGCGGCGCCGTCACGTTCGGCGTGCCGTCCGCGTTCGTGATGTTCAGGTTGCCGCCGAACGCCGCATTCGTGTCGGCGAGCACGCCGGTCAGGATCGCCGATTCGGCCGGTACCACCGGCCCGGTCGGGGCCCAGTTGATCGGCGGGACGCTGGAGGTGGGAGGAGTCGACATGCGGAGCCTCAGAAATTGACGGGGAGCTTTCCGGCGGACGTGGCGACCTGCACCTGGCCGCTCACGACGCGGTTGGTCATGGACGTGATGAAGCACTGCGCGGACTGCACACCGAACACGCGGCGCGCCTCGGTCACGATGTCCTTCTTGATGAGTGGCAATGGCGGCCGCTTGCCGAGGATGTCCTGCCAGTACGGCACGCCGACGGACGTGTCGTACCACGCCTCGCCGCGGAACGTGCGCACCGCGCTCGCGGCGTCCTGCGCAGTTGCGTAGGGTGATGAGGCAACTGCGATGTTGCCGTACGCATCCAGACACAAATCCCACGTATCCCGATCGAGCAGTAGCGTATCCACGATTACCTCCCGTGATTCTTGTGATAGCCGAACCGTTCGAGCGCTTCCTCGCGGACCCGAGCGGCTTGCTCGATTGTCCAGAAGCGCCCGAGATTGATGCGCGTGCCGTCGGGACCGGCAATCCGAGCGTGCCACTTATTCCCGACGCGATTCACGCCAGTCACACCGCTCGTATTGATCCGGCGCATCCTCTTGTTCCGATGGTTTTCCTGATTGGTCGCCTCGCGGAAATTCGAGAATCGATTGTTCGAACGATCGTGATCGATATGATCGATTTGGGCTGCCGGCCATACACCCGTAACGATCAGCCATGCGAGACGATGAGCCTTGTACGTGCGCCCGTCGATCTTGATCACGTGATAACCCTGCACCTCTTTCGCGCCGGCGACGCTTCCCGCGCGGGTGCGATTGTTCCGTGTCACCTTCCACCGAAACCCGCCCGTCTCCGGGTTGTAGTCGAGCAGCTCCCGCGCGCGCTCTGCGGTCAGTTCGTTCTTCATCAGTTCGGTGCTCCAGTGTTGCCGCCACCGGTCTGTACGCCGCCGTGCGTGTGCGTGTGCACGCTCGTACCCTGCGCGGTGACGTCGTTGACGACGTTGAGCGGCCCCTGCATCGACGCGTTGCCACCGAGCGGGCCTTCGCCCTGCGTCAGCTGCCCGTCGATCTCGACGGCCGGCGCGGAATTGGTGATTTGGCTGCCGGCCGTCAAGCCGATGGTGTTGTCGGCCTGCAGCACGATCGATGGCGCGGCCATGCGGATTTGCGTCGGCGAGACGATCTCGACACCGGTCGACGAGAACCGGACGTACTGGCTCGGTGCTCCGTTCAGGAATCCGCCGAGATACAGGCCGTCGGCCATGTCGAAGATGCGCTTCGAGCCGGGGTTCGCCGGCCCGCGGTTCGCCTTCACGGAAGAAATGTCGCGATCCTCGACGATCGCTACGCCGATGTCGCCGACCTGCGGATCGATGATCACTGCGTTCGCGCCGCCCTGCAGCCGGAAATACGGAAGGTTGTGGATGACGCCGTGCGGCATCGCGTTGTCGGAGCCGTCGAGCTGGTTCACGAGGGGAAGCACATCGACGAAGCCGACCGGCAAGACGCCGCCGCTGTTCGTGACGGCTTTCACCTCCACGAGCCGCGCGCCCGCGATCGTGCGCAGAATCTGCCAGATCAGGAATGATTGCGCGTTGTAGTCGGACGCGGAGTCGCGCTGCGATAACGTACCCTGATAGCTGTTCGTTTGAAGATCAGACATACGGCGGCTTTCCTTCGATGCGGGTCGACCATTGTCCGTCTGGAGTTTCGCTCTCGAGGTAGTGCGTCACTCCAGTCACAAGCCATTTGCCGCACGCAATTTTCCGAGAGCTAGTTACCTGGATCGAACCGCCGTGGACAATGTCCGGATTGAAGGCGGTTGCGACAATGATTCCGTTGCTCGATACGACCGGGTAGCCGATCATCCCCGTCTCTGGCGAGACAACCGGTACATCACCTTTGACCTGACGAGAGCCGTTCTTCGGCCAGATTGCGAGCGTGGTCCGATCGATCGTGAAATAGATGTCTGCTGCCGCAGCACATGCTCGCGCCTGCGCGAGCGCCGTGCCTGGGAAATATGGATTCGAGAGCTGCACCTGCACGCCGTTGTTCTCGAACGTGAGCCCCATCGTGTTCGCGAGCTCCTGCATGATCGTCGAGACGTCGACCGTGCCCGCGTAGCTGAGCGCGCCGACCGGCTTCAGGGATGCGGCAAGCCCGGCCATGCCGATCACATTCAGAACAGCATCCGGAACACCAGAAAAATCTTCCCACGACTCACTGATTCCACCGTTATAGACCGTGGTCATCCCCGATTCATCGTCGCCAGCGGAAAGCAGGATCGTGTTGTTAAAGCGCACGCCTGCATTGACGAGTCCGACTGCCGTCAGTTGATTCAGCATCGCGTCCGGCAACCCATAGATGCGCAATTGAATGGCAGGCATTGAGGGCGCTGGCACAGCCTGGATCATGGCCTGCACCCTCAAACCGGTGAGCGTCACCGTGTTCGAACCGTCTTCGCCGAATGCACCTGTACCTAGCGAAATCGTGACATCAAGGCGTTTGCGCGTGAAACTCATGCCAGGTCTCCTGCTTCGAGGTAGACCAGCTGCCAGCGCGTGCCGAGGCCGGCGTATTGCGGATCATCGACGCCCTGCGTGTCGAAGAATGTCAGGTCGCCGATGAAGCCGAGATACGCGTATCGGATGAGCCGCACGCGATCGCGGCAGATGATGCCGCTCTTGATCGGCGCGTTGTTCACGGCGAGATCGAGGTACAGCCCGGTCGTCTTCTGGTAGACCGAGATCTGGCAGTTCTGGCCGGCGAGCAGCACGCTGAGCTTCTGCGAAGGATTGGCTGTCAGGGGGATGTTCAGCATCACTGCACCCCGTGGAAGCCGTACTGATTGCCGCTCGTCACGGTGCCGCTCGTCACGGTGCCGCTCGTCACCGAGACGGGGCCATATAGACCCGCTTGGGCTGTCGACGGAGGTTGAGCCTGGACCTGGCCGATGGAAATCGGATCGGACGCGGTTGGGGATTTCGTGCTCGCAAACTGCGCGACGACCGTTTGGCGCACCTCCTCGAGGTACAGCTCAGCGACGATCATCGTCACACCATTCTTCGTCGTGCGGCGGTAGTCGTACGCGACCACGTTCGCATTCTCGTATTGCGCATCGGGTGTCGTCACCGTGAACAGCATGGTCGACTGTTTCGCCGCCTCGATCGACGACAGGAACGCCGCGCGCCGCATATCGCTGCCGCCGCACGCCAGTTGCACGCGCGCGTTGTACGGCATCTGCACCTTGTTGTAGTCAGCGAAGCCGCCCTGTTCCTGCGGGTACTTCGAGATGCGCGAGTCGCCGCGATACTCGACGCTCAGTGCGGTGTCGGCGACGGCCAGCGGCGCGCCGAACTCGTCGAAGATGCCCCACACTGGCGCGAGCAGTCCCTCGAGCAACCCGATCGCATCCGTCGTGATCAGTGAGATCGCGAACGAACCGAGCGATTCGCCGGGCGCGCGGATGAGCGGCGGTACGCCGGGCAGGTCCGGGACGTTGGGGAAGGCGGGGACGGTGATGTTCGGCAGCGGCATATCAGCTCAGTCCGGTGTTGGCCTGCGGAAGCATGAATTGCGCCTTCGTATGTCGCGCGAAATCGCGCGCGATGCCCGGCGCATCTGCGGCCTGCGTGTAGACGTTCACGTTCCCGATATGGGCCTCGGACGTCGTCGTGTTCGATGTCGTCGTGCTGTTCGATACCGACGAGGTTGCGGCTGTTGTTTGCTGCGCGATCTGCGCCGCGTTGGCCCGATTCATGCCAGCCAAGATCACCTGAGCATTCCGCTGCCTTCGAGGAATGTTCGCCTCTTCCTTGCCCGGCCGCTCATAGTCGCGCCCATGAATCTCAGCCGCCTGAGCAGCGGTCTGCGCGGCTCGCAATTTGTCGCCGGCACGCTTCTCGGTTGTTTCAAGCTCGCGGAACATGAAATCGACCTGTTCGCTGAAGGTAGAATCCTTCAGCGAATGGCCATACGTTCTCTCGAACGCAGCTTTTCTAGACGGATCCAGCCACTGCGCTATACCCGTTGCACCGATACTGTTTGTGACCTTCGGATCCAGAGTCGAGTTTTCTTGCAACAGGCTACCGACGATCCCCGCCGCCGCCGTATCCGAATAGCCGCGTTGGCGTGCCTGCTGAAGAATGTACCGACCACGCTCCCCGACGCTTGCCGAATCAGTAGGTCCGGAGCCGGGAATGATCGAAACGGACCCGTCGCTCACGCGAGCATGCAGACCATTGCTATCGCCATCATCCAGGTGGTTGATGTCGTTCCAGAATTTTTTCCCGTGCGAGATCACATCACTCCAGCGTCGCTGCGTCAGCGCATTGATGATCTCGCCGAGTTCCGAAAATGCATCGCCGAGGCGCCCGATCATCGTGATGCCGTGCCCGATCTCGCCAAACAGCGATTTCATGTAACTGGAAACCTGAACCCAATCGATTCCATCGAGCCACGCGACGAATTGATTCGCTACTTTCTCGATGTTCTTCGCGACCTGTGCCCAATCGATTCCGTTGAACCACTCGACAAAGTGGTCTGCAATCTTTCCCGCCTGAGCGCCGATCTGGTCGGCGTGTGCAACAAACCAGTTCGACAGACCATTGAGTAACTTCGCGACCGTATTGAATGCCGGCTCGAGCGCAATCACGATACGCGCGCCTGTAGTCTGCAGACCTTCCTTGAAATCTTTCCAGCGATTGTCGAGCGCACGCAGACGGTCGGTTTCGTCCTGCGAAAGCTGATTGAGCTTCTGTTGGCGATCCACTTCACCGCGCAGCGCAGCCGGACCCTGCATCAACGCGTCGGCCATTGCACGGCTGTAGCCCTCTGCCTGCATCGACAGAATCGCAAAGCCGCGCCCCTGAGTTTGCGCGAGTCGCTGAGCGATCTCGGCATCATGCTCAAGCTTCTTCACCGGATCATTGGTGTCATGCACATCGGCATGTACACCCGCGCGGCTCGCGTTCAGCAGGTATGCGGAGAGGCGATCGTCGAGCTGACCATTCTTCAGCTTGGCGGCCTGCTCCTGAATACCTTTCAGCGCTTCGTCAGCGTCCCCGCTCGACGCACCAAGGCGGTCGAACGCCTGCTCTACAGCACGCACCTGCCCCGGAACCATGCCGAGATCGCGCGCGAGCTGGCCGGTGGCAATCGAGCTTTTGATCGTCTGTTCGGTGAATGCCTTGATCCCAAGGCCCGCAGTAAAAAGCGCGACGAGCGCCAGCACCTCATTGCGGATGCTGCGGAAAGACTCGGCGGCCTTCTTGTTGCGCGCCTCGATCTCCTTGGCGGCAGCCCGTTCCTCGGCGGTGAGCTTCTTCGTGGCCGAACCGGCCTCGGCCTTGCCGCGCTTGAACGCGGAGAGGTCGAAGCCGAGCGTTACAACGAGAGCATCAACAATGGTAGCGATGACGGTCTCCTACGCGTGACGGGCGAAGGCTCCGTGAACCTCGGCACGCAGTTCATGGGCGCGCACGGCAGCAGCATCGACCGTATCAAAATAGCCGCCATGAACCTTTTTGTGGTTGAGGCCAATTTGGACCTCAAACTTCCTTTTGGCCTTGTTCCAGCTAACACCCTTCACGCCGGTTTTATTGGTTCCGCGCATCTTCATGTTCTGCATGTTCTGACTCTTCGTCGCTAGACGAAGGTTGGTCAGAGCGTTATTCAACGGATTCCCGTCGCGATGATCTATTTCAAATCCATCCGGAACGGGGCCGTTATGCAACACCCAGGCGATGCGATGCAAAAAATAGACCCTCCCGTCGAAATTGACCTTGAGATGGCCTGACTTAGCCAGCCAGCCCACCTCCTGCCCAACTTTCACCCGGTTAGCATGCGGCTGCGTGCGAATCCAATGGAAACGACCCGTTGCCGGGTCGTAGGAGATGAACTGTTTCAGTCGTTCGAGGTGCGCCACGTTCAATTCCCCTTCTCGGTAGCGATTCGCTCGTTATGCGAATCCACCAGAATTATTTCGAGCAGGTCATGCAGGTCGTCCTGTCCGTACACGGTTTGAAGCTCGTGCAGCGTCGCGAGCCGGCGGGAAACGACCGCGCCGATGGTGCGCGGCACGTTGGGATACGCGATCAGGCGTCTGCTGCTGCCGCCGCCCCAGAAGCCTGTTTCGACGGGGCGGCGCCGAGAAAACCCTCGAGGTGCAGGTCGAGCACCGCCTTCCGAAGCTTCAGCCGCGTCGCGACCTCCTCGATGTCGGTCTCGATCAACGCGCGCGCGCCGCCCTGTCGGCCCGGCTCGAACTCGTACTGCACGCAGCCCATCATCTCGTCGAACAGCGGCTTCACGATCTCGAACGGCACGCGGCCGAGCGCTTTGATGCCGACGGCGGCGACGCCAGCCAGCCCAGCGCCGAGCACCTCGTCCGGGATCTCGACGCCGCAGCTCATCGCAGCGAACAGCGCGCGCGCCGCCCACTCCTCCGACTGCGACGCCGACATCTCGGTGATCAGGAATCGCTTTCCATCGTCGCGGCCGTCGGTCGCGGTGAAGTTGGTCGTTTTCCGTGCCATGTCACATCGGTGCCGGCAGCACCTTCTCCCAGGTGATTTCGTAGGTCTGCGGCTGGAGCACCTTCTTCGCGTCCGGAATCGGCTTCCCGCGCGTCAGCACTCCGTTGACCATCGTGAATTTCTTGCTGATGCCCGGCAGCGTCACGACGCCGTCCCAGCGCATCTTGTCGCGCAGCACGTTCTCGGCCGTGATCACGCTGTCGAAGATCAGGATCGAGTCGGAATTCGGCTGCAGCGTCAGGCGCCACTTGATGTTGTACGGCACGTAGCCATACGACTGCACGCCGTCGAGACCGAGCGAAACCTCGGCCATTTCGACGTCGTCGGTATCGAAGATGTCCTCGGCCGCATAGCCCTGAATCTGCTGCGCGACCGGGAAGATGGAGCCGGCCGCGAGCATGATCACGCTGTTGGCGCTGGTAATCGTTCCTGACATGGTTGCTCCCTTACTGGACCATCACCGAGGCGAGGTTGAGTTGTTGGACGCTGCCGCCATCCATGTACCAGAGGCTGCACGGCGGCGACTGGCGGTTCGCGCGCGTTTGGGCCGGCGCCGTCGACGCGAGCACCTGGAGATACCAGCCGCGCGACGAGAGGATGCTGTCGATCTTCCGGCCGGCAGCCGTGTTGACTTGCTGCGCCTGCGCGGCGGACAGCTGCACGCCCTGTTGGATCGCGCCGAAGTTCACTGCCTGGTTGATCGGGTCCATCAGCCATGCTTCGATCGTCGCGTCACCCACCGCGTTGTACGGCACCGATTTCGACTGCGTGAGGCCGGTCATGATGGCGAGCTGCATCTGGTTGTTCAGCCAGATCTGATCGATGTACGAATCGATCCAGTTGTACTGTCCCGCGATCTGGCCGGGCGTGTAGAAAGTGAACTGGTCGTTCGCCGTCGCGAACGCGCCGTAGCAGTTGTAGCCGTTCGCGACGAGGTTCTGGTAGATCGTGGCATCGGTCACATCCGCCGCGAGCCCCGATTGCGACTTGAACGACAGCGTGCTGCGGCCCGCCGTCTGCGTGAAGTCGATCGATGCGATCGCCCCCATCAGGAACGCGGCCTTGTTGATGTCGTTGAAGTTCGGCGCGACGCCGCTCATGTTCGCCTGGTTGACCAGATACCCGAGCGACGACGTCGCCGGCACGGTGGTCGTCGGGCTCTGGTCCGGATCCCAGACCGCGTACAGGTAGCGGTTGTTCTGCTGCGACGTCCACGTCGCGAACGCCATCTTCTGCGTGTTGCCGACACCGTTGTCCGGATCGAACGTCGTCATGAACGACACCCAGTTCTGCGTGATCTTCGTCAGCGCGGCCATCGCGTCCGCCGGGGTCGATGCGATCGCGCCCTGCGACGTAACGGCACCCGTTGCCTGCGTGAGGTTCAGACCAGCCGACAGTGTGCCGCTCGCGAAGCCGATCGTCGACGGCGCGCCGGTCGTGGTCGACGTGAACGTGAACGCTGCCGACTGGCTGTCGTATGCGACGGTCGGGCCACCGGTGAAGGCCGCCGCGATGATCGTTGCCGCATTCGAGAAACTGGTCGCGGTTGCGAGGTTGATATTCGACGACGTTTTCGCGACACCGTCGACCGTGATCGTCAGAATGCCGGACAGCGCTTGCAATTGCGTCAGCGTCATCGCGGCGAGCGAGCCACCGCGCAAATATGCAGCAACCGGCGCCGTCGGATATTGCATGAAGCGCAGTGCGCCCGGCTTCACGTCCGAATTATCGAAGCCACCGAAATAAACAGCGCCCAATTGAGCTTCAGCCGATGTCGCACCGAAATAAGCGGAAACGGCGTCTTTCGTCGGAAACGATGGAACCGAGCCAATCGGCACTCGGGTATTGGTCGTCAGCATAACGCCGATGAGATCGAGGGCGGAACCGCCCGCGCTGATGACGCTCGGCGTGACAGAGGCGATCAGGGATGCCGGGATCGACATGGTTTAAGCTCCGGGTGGATATGCCGCGTCCACGCTGACGATTTGGGGAATAACCTCGTCTGCAAAATCCTGCGGCGTTTGCGTGATTGGATTGTATTCGATAGCCAGTTCAATTATCCAACGCTGCTCATAGTTATTCTGAGCGTTAATAAACGGCATTTGTCTCGGATTTTCGCAATATAACGGCTGAATATCCGGATTAACGGTCGCGAATTGAATGCACGCATATTCGTCGCGAAACAGCGTCGAAATGATCGCGGCGTTGTCGCCCGAGTTCGGACCGTGCACGTCGAGCTGCAGCCGGGCCTCGATCGCCTGCATCGAATTGCGCGTGCCGGGGTTCGTGCCCGGGTCGGTGTAGCTGTCGACGTTCGTCGCGAGGCGCGGCGACGCGATCGAGTTCATGACGACGAAATCCGGGCCGACCGGCTCGCCGACGTTGTTCTCCTGCGCCTTCACGACTTCCGTGCCAGCCGGCAGGATGCCGAGCAAGAACGCACGCAGAGCGGTGAAGACCTGCGATTCGGTGATGGAGATGGTTGCGGGCATGGTGGCCTCACTGCAGCTGGATCGCGAGCGCGCACCAGTCCGGCCACGTCTCGAAAACCTGGACGACCTTCCACGTCGTGCCTTGCAGCGATGCCGGCACGCCAGCCACCGCGGCGAACTGCATGAGGTCGCCGCCCTGGTTCGTCGCGCGGTAGACACCGCGCCAGTCGCCGTTGAGGTACGCCTTGCGCAGCACGCCCTGAATGTTCAGGCCGTCGAGATGCTGGATTTCCTTCGCGGTCAGCGCCTGCACTTGTGCGATCTGCGGCGATGCGTTGTAGATCGGCGTGCGGCCGCCGTCGGCCGCCGTCGTGTAGCCGCCCGACTGCTGCTGGAGTGTCACGGGCACATGCGGGTTCACGGTGCCGATCACGCCTGACACGATGCCGTGCAAGTTCATTCGGTGGGTGCTCCGTCGACGATGTCGTAGGCGACCGCGTGCTGCATCGGCGCGGCGGCCGAGCCGCGCAGCGGACCGTCGAAGCCCTTCTTCGCGATCGTGGATGCGGCGTTCGGCGGATCGCTCCACTCGCCGATGGTCTTCTGGATGTCGACGACGGCTGCCTCGCCGGCAAGCCGCAGCGCCGCGTCGAAGTCGCCGCCATTGCGCTGGAGCGTGACGCCGACGATCTTCGCCCAGCGCGACGCCTGCGCGATCGCAGTCGTGCGGAATGCCGGACGCGGTGGAATGTCGTCGGTGCCGTACTCGTTCCAGAAGCCAACGAGCGCCATAGGCGTGCCATCCGGCTCGGTTGCCCCTTCGAGGAGGCCCGCGCGCATGGTCAGCGTCGCATCGTCGAGGTAGCGCGCCAGCGCGGCGTCGAGCTTCGTGCCGCCGGCGACCTTAGCGGCGCACACAGCAAGGGGCCGGGAAGTAGCGGAAGGTGCGGAACGGCAGCACCATCTGCCAGAAGATGAGTCCGTACTCGGACTGCGCCCAGAACTCGGCGTTCTTCGATTGCACCTGCGCGAACGACGCGTTCACGGTACCCTCGCCAGCCGACACCATCTGGCCGACCACGGCTGCGCTCGAACCGTCACCCGAGCTCGCGCGCCCGAGGAGGAACGCGAGGTGCGCCGTGATGAAGTTGAGCAGCTGCGCGCGGACGGTCAGATCCTGCACGACCGACGCGGGGGAATTGTTCAGGAAGATGCAGGCCATCGTGAAATAGCCTGTGAGGGTGCCGTCGCTCAGCCCCGCAAAAGCGGGAAAAGCCGCCCTGAAGGCGGCCGGGTCGAAAGCGACGACACCCGTCGGCGTGCTCATTACTTCTCGATCGCGCCGGTCTTGGTCCCGTCGACCGTCTTGTCTTCGGGGTTTGCGTTCGGGTTGTACGGCTCGAAGCCCGTGCGCCCGCTTTCCTGCTCGCGCGCCTGCGCTTCGCCGGACTTGTCGTCCTTCGCGGCGAACACGAAGCCATTCTTGTGCGCAGCCGACTTGCCGTGATCCTTGACGATCTGCTCCCAGTCGTCGGCGTCGACCAGCGTCACGCCGTGGCCGGCGACGCTGTCGCGGCCCGGCATGCCCGCGACCTGCAGGTCCGATCGCTCGTCGCCGTACATGCCGACCAGGCGAACGGTGCGATCGCCCGGCAGCGTATAGACGATCCCGTGCGGGAGCTTGCAAAACACCTTGACCGGCTTCGCCGTCTTCGTTTCTTGGACTTCCGCCATGTCAGACCCCCAGCATTTGTTGGATGAAGTTCGGGTAGTACAGCACCGCGCCGTACGCATGGCCGGACTTCTTTTCCGAATAGGACGAGTCGCGGCGGACGACGCCGTGCGCGCGCATACGCTCGGCATACGCGAGTTCGCCGGTCGGCTGACCTTCCACGTCCACGGCAATCATCTGCACGAGGTTGCCGCTCGCCGTCGCAAACTCGGGGATCGTCTCGATCTCCATGTTCGGGTAGGCGAGCTTCAGCCGGTCGCGCAGCACCTGGCCGTACGTGTTCTGCTTCGTCAGGTTCTGCTCGGACACGTTCGGGATACCGACCTTCACGCGCGACTTCGTGTTGATGAGGCCGTTGCCGGCCGCGATCAGGTTCTTCCAGAGCAGCACGAAGTCGGCGTAGATCTCGTCCGAGGTCTTCACGTCCCACGTGGTACCGCCGGCGCCCGTGGTCGGCGCGACCGGCGCGCTGAGCGCCGGATCGTTCGTCAGGCCGTAGTTCTGCAGGCCCGCGACGCCGAACAGGAAGATCGCGTTTTCCTTCTTGCGCAGGATCAGCGCCGACGCGAGCTGCTGACGCGCCGCGTAGTCGACGCGCGCCTTCGCCGCGACGGCCATCTGCTTGTCGCCCCACTGCGTGTTCGTCTGGAACCCGTAGTTCTGGCGTTGGGGGAAGTTCACGTTGTGGCTCGACATGCCGTTGCCGCTGTAGTCGCCGTACGTCGCCGTTTCGCCGGTCGATTCGACGGTCATGAACGTCGCCGTCGACGTCGTCCAGTCGCCCTTCTGCACGGGCGGATACAGCAGCTCGGCATTCATCGGCGAGACGAGCACCTCGATCACGCGCGGATCGAAGTAGTTCGTGAGCATCTGCGGGATGCCGTTGTTCGGCTGCGTGACCAGCGGGCCGGCCGCGTCCATCGCGGCGACGAGCTTCGCCTTCGAAGCGTCGTTCAGCAGCTCGGCACCGGGCGCGAGGTGGATGCCGTATGCGGAAAGTTGGGTCAGCTTCATGCGAGTTGGCTCCACGTCGAGATCTTGATCACCGCATTCGCCGCGCCGCCGCGCGTCACGACGAACTGCGTTTCGATGGCGCCCGTGATCGTCGCGCCAGCCGCGCCGAATTGCAGCGTGCCGTCGGCGAGCGTCGCGAACACCTTCTGGCCGAGCGTCGCCGCGTTCGCCGAACTCGCGAACCAGTCACCCTGCTCGGCGACTTCCACGGCCATGCCGGCCGGAACCGACATGCTGTATTCCTGCAGGTAGTTCGGGATCACGCCGACCTGGTCGGTGATCGCGAGGCCCAGCGGCTTGCCGGTGCCGGTGTTCTGCACCTGGTTGTCGGTGTCCGTGCCCGGCCACACGAAGCGGCCGACAGTGACGGCCGTCTGCGCGATGCGCGATACGACCGAGATCGGGTTCATCGAGGCGCGCGTGCCCGGCACGCCGACCTCGGGCTGAAGACGTACTGCGTTCGGGAAGCCCATGTTCGTCCGTCCTTACGCGTGGTTGATTTTTGCCAGTGCCGGGAACTGCTTGAGCAGTTCGGCGTCGCCGGCGGCGTCGTGCGCGACATGCACCGGCGCCTTCGAGCGCGTGTCGAGCAGCACGTCGACGATGCCGGCGTAGGCGACCTTGTCGTGCTTCGCCGGATCCATGCCGCCGACCGTCAGCGCATGCGCGTAGATCGCCTCGGCCGAGTCGAACGCCATCGCGTCGATGCGGCCGGTGATCGGCGCGACCTTGTCTGCAGCGCGGAAGCGGCCCTCGATCGACTCGCGCACGCCCTTCGTCGCGGCGGCGATCTTGGCGTCCATGGCCGAGGCGTTCTTCGCCTCCTCGGCCTTCTTCGCTTCCTCGGCGCGTGCAGCCTCGTCGGCTGCCGCCTTCTTCGCGGCTTCGTCCTCGTCGGCAGCGCCCGCCGGCTTGCCTTCGAACTTCGCGAGCAGCTGCTTCAGGAGATCGGCGATTTCGGCATTGCCGTCGTCGACGGCCGCCGCCGGCTCGCCGAGCGCCTGCACTTCTTCGAGGGCTTCCTCGAGCGCCTCTTCGACGCCCGCGGTGTCGATGCCTTCATCCATCGCGACTTTCAGCTTCGGGAGCCGGACCTTCAGCGCCGCCTTCTGCTTCGGATTCAATTTCACGGTTCGTACCTTTTCGGGAGGTTGAATTTGGGAATCCGCCACCGTCACTTCGGGACCGGCGCGCCCCTCGACGACCAGTGCGACGTGATTACCGATAATCTCCGTCATCACAATGTCGTATTGCGCGCCATTATAGGTTCCACTTTTAATGACGGGCTTATACCGATATGAACTCGACAGCTCGCGCTGCTCTTCGCTTTTGATTTTCTCGATATACTCGCCATCCCAGATCGCGAGGTCATTCGTCAAATATTGACCGTCAAATGCTGCATTTGAACCGGTAGTTCCGATAATCAGTTCGTTTTTCGGATCATCCGCGCTCACATGCTTGTGGACGAGCAGGATCGGCAGCGTGTTGAACGTCGCGGCGGCCTTCTCCAGCTCCTCCGGCGGCCGGAGGACGTTGTAGACGCGGTCCGGGTCGAGGCCGAGCTCGTCGCCGCCGACGATCTCGCGGCCCCAGTACGGATTCACGTCGGCTTTCGAGATTCGACTGATCGAAACCCGCATGCGACCGTCTTTATCGAAACTTCGTACCGTCGCCTTATCAAAAGCCACGATAATCTCGTCTTTATTCGGCTTCATCGTCAACACCTGGAATAAGCGGCGCGCCCACGCATCCGCAATTCGGCAGTTCGCCGGGGAAAATGTATTCGCCGTCGATTTTAAGACCCTTCGATAAATCGAATACCTTGCCGTTCGCTTCGACGTGCGAATGCCGCGGATTTTTGCCGCCGCCGACATGCAGCCAGCGCGCCTTCGTCACGCCCATCGAGAGCTGCCGCGCGCGAGCCATCTGCGCCGTCGCCTTGTTGTTCTGGTCGGTCGCGATGAACGTCGCGCGCCGCCGTGTTACGCCGTAGCGCTCCTGCAGCTGGTCGGTCAGGTATTTCAGATCGCGGCCCGCCGTGACGCTGCGCATCACGATGCCCTCGACCTCGGTCGCATACTCGGACTGGATGGACTTGATCAGGGAGACGTTCTGCTGGATCGATGCCTGCATCACGGTATTCGACACGAGCGTGTCCTTCACCGAGACGGACATGCCCGTCAGCGAGACGGCCGCCTGCTTCGTGGCGTTCGTTGCGTGCCGGTCGACCTTCGCGATGAACCAGCGCGCGAGATCCGGCGCGCGGGCGGCGAACATCTTGCGCCACTGCGCGGCGCGGCGCGCGAGCTGCGCTGCAAGGTCGGCGGCCGGCGACGCGTCCGCAGCGATCTCCGACTCGCGATCTCGATACGTGGCGCGCAGCCAGTACAGCGTCGAACGGTGCATCTCGTCGACCAGGCGCTCGAGCGCCCGCTGATACTGGATGCGCACGGCGGCGCTCGGCCGCGTCGCGCGCATCTCGCCCTTCACCTTCGGCGCGCGCGCGGGCATCAGGCCACCGCGCCGGCGCTGTCGGTGTCGCGCTCCTCGTCGTCCATGCCTTCGCCGAGGTTCGGCGCTTCGGGCATCTTGTCGACGTCGATCGAGTCGTATCCGCTATCCGGATCGGAGGCGAGGCGGATGCGCTCCTCCTCGTTCCCGATGACGCCGCGGTCGAAGTAGATCGCGAAGGTGTCGGCGTTCTGCTTCCGGTTCGCCGCCTTCTCGGCCTCGGACTGCTCGTGCAACGGCACGAATTTGTACGTGAGGTCTTCGTCGATCTGGCCAAACTCGGAAAGCTGGATGATCTTGATGGCGCGGTCGAGGTTGTCGCCGAGCACGATCTGCTGCTGGCTGGCGACATGGTCGTACCAGTTCGCCTCGTCGTATTCGCCCGTCGAGTTGAAGCCGCGCGGCGCGATGCCGAGCAACTTCACCGCCGGCGTGCGGCTGATCGCCGCGAGCAGCTCGAGCTGCTGCGACACGATATCGGACAGGCCCGTGAGCGGCGTGTTGACCTGGACGAACTCCTCCTTGTCCATGTCGAGCGCCATCAACCCCTGGTTGTCGCCGAACATCTGCCAGAGCAGCGCGCGCGCCTGCAGGCTTGCAGCGTCTTCGACGCCGCCACCGCTCAGGATCTGGCTCATGTCGGTCTTCAGGATCGACGTGCTGAACCGCTTCACGAGCTTCGCGACGGCGATGCGCACGGTGTCGAAGCGGTCGACGTAGTCGAGCGCCATCTGCGCGAGCGGGATGCCGAAGAAGTTGTAGGCCGGCTTCAGCAGCACGGGCGGCTCATTCTGCGTGAAGTGCAGCAGTCGGGACGCGTGCACCTTGCGGCCCTGCACGAGCCATGCATCGGGTCGGTAGTAGTTCGGTGCGAGCGGGTTGTCCGCGTTGTACGGCGCCGGGTAGCAGTTGATCGGCTCGATCAGGCGGAAGCCCTTGAACGAGCCCTTCGTGATCTTGCCGCGGTCGAGCGTCAGCTCAGTCTGGATCTCCCGCCGGCCTTCCTCGGACCGCGTGTCGTCGCCCATGTCGATGAAGAGCATGCAGCCGCCGAAGTAGCCGGTCTTTTTCATCGACCGGTTGAACGCCTTCTTCAGGTGGAATTTCTCGGTCGCCGCCTGCAGCGCCTGCACGCGCTTCGTGTCCGATTCCTCGCTGCCCTGGCCGCCGAACTCGATCCACTTCCGCGTCATCTCGTCGGCGAGCGTCTCGACCATCGCGCGGATAAGCGGATGCTGCGACAGCAGCGACAGCGCGGCGTAGCCGATGAAGTCGACGCCATTCAGCTGGTTGAATCCGCCGCACGCGCCGAGCGTGCCGGCGAGGTTGTCGCAGACCGAGTCCATCGCGACGGTCGGCGCTTCCTCGCCCTTCTTGAACGTACCGGGCGCGACGACCGGCGGTTTGAACTTCGCTTCCCAGTCGACAGCCGCGCCGCGCGCCGCGCCCTGCGCCGCAAGTTGCTCGACGAGCATCGGATTGATGCGCATGCCGCGGCGCGGGCCTTCAATCGTCGGCCAGTTCGGCTCGACGCGCGAGTCGAGCGCCACCGCCGGACGCGCGGCCGCCGGCGCGGTCGGCGCCAGCAGCGCGCGGGGAATGAAGGGGTGCAGTTTCTCGAGCATGCGCGCCGCCGTGTCGGTTACGAGAGGTCCGACGAGCTGTAGTCGCCCGTCGCGTCAGCCTTGCCGGAGGCCACCGTGTGCAGGTGCAGCAGCGTGCCGATCGCGTTCAGCTCGTTGCGCAGCGCATGCACGAAGTCCTCCTCGGCGCCGTGCAGCCGAGCCAGCAGGCCGGCGAAGCGTTCGCACGCCTCTGCATGGTCCTCGACGTCGATCGAGACGGCCGGCGTCGGATCGGCTTCCAGAACGGTCGTCGTCACCGGTGCCGCAGCGATAGCTGCCGTGGCAGCGGCGATCTCCTCATCCGTCATGGCCGGCGCCGTCAGCACAGCCGCGCCATCACCAGACGTACCAGGGTTCGACGCCGGGGTCGTCTGGGTCGATGACGCCGCATCCGAACTCGGCGCAGTGCTCGGGTCGGCCGCCACACTCGCCGCATCTGCCTCCCCCGATGCCGCGACCTCCGGCGCGTCACCTTGCGGCGTGCCTGCGGCTGCGGTGTCGCTGGAGAGCGATGCAGGCGCAGCAGACGAGGAGGTGTCGCTTTCGGGGCCGGCGACCGCAGCAGACGCAGCGCCGCTCGACTCCCCCACGTCACTCGCGGGAGCGGCCGCCGCGTCGGGTTCCACCGGAGCGAGAGCCTGGTCGATCGCGGGTTCCGACGGATCGATCACGAAATGAGCGTGCGAAAAGCCGAGCACCGCTGCGATAAAGGAACGAGTGCGCATTATTGAAAATCTCCGAGTAAATGGCCGATTTAGGCCGGGAAAATCGATTTATGCGGTTGCAAGCGCCGTCAATGCTTCACGGCTGATATTCAGCCCATTACCGCGACCGCGGATATAGCCATCCATCGCATATCGCAGTCCGTCGATATGGTGATTCCATTTGTCGACGATTATAGGCAACACGTCCCCCGTGGTTTTATCGACCTTGTACGAGTAGTTGTCGAATTCCTCTTTGGTCTTTACGCACCGTGAATGGATAATAATTCGGTCAAAACCGCGTAAAAACGCGATTCCGTCCTCTATTGAACCACCCCATTTTTTTGCCGCGTCGATATTGAATCCCTGCTTCGCGACATGCGAAATGGTTTCGGGACGCGAGCAGTCGGCTTTGATTTTCCATTTCCGAGCGCCGGGAATGCCCTTGTACTTCAGATCGTCCCCGGCCTTCCACTTCGCGACCTGCTCGGGCCGCATGCCTTCTCGGCCGGCGAACAGCTTCCAGATGTCGTCGAGATCGACCTGCTTGCCGTGCGCCTCCCAGTCGATCATCAGGTCGTTGCCGCGCACCCAGCACCGGTTGAGCGTCGTCGGGTCTTGCGAGAACCCCCAGTCGGCGCCGAAGAAGAAGCGCGCGTTCGCTGGCGTCTCGAACGTCTCGACCTGGTACTTGCCGGAGAAGATCAGCTCGTCGGATCGGCGGTTGAACTTGCCTTCCCAGATCCAGTTGTACCGGTCCATGTCGGTGCGCAGCATGCGCTGACGCTCGAGCTCCAGCTCCTCCGGGAACCACGGGTTGTCGGACCAGTTGCAGCGGATGATCAGGCGCTCGTCGTCCTCGTACACGCCGTCCACCATCTGGTCGGCGTACGGCGCGACGTGGTCGGCCCACGTCGGGTCGCTCTCGCGGTTCGGGTTGAACGACACCCAGATCTCGGAGCCCGGCGCGCGGATCGTCGGCGCGAGAATGTCCCATGAGTCGCGCGACACGTTCTCGGCCTCGTCGACCCATGCGACGGTCGCTGCGGTGAAGCCCTTCAGCGCACGCTGGTTGCGGAACAGGCCACGGAACGAGAACGAGCTGCCGTTCGCCGGTACGCGAATCGACTTCTTCAGCTGGCGGAACGAGTCGCCCAGCTCGCGCCGCTCGATCTCCTCGGCGATTTCCTGATAGCTCGACTCGTCGATCGATGCCTGGATCTCGCGAAGGCAGAGCGCCCGCTCGCGGCGGGCCTGCGATCGCGCTGTCAGGATCGACACGATCGTGCGCGTCTTCATCGAGCCACGGCCGCCGAGCACAATCTTCCACCGCTTCGGGTAGATCAGGCGCTCGAGCTTCTGCGCGATCAGCACGGTCGGCTCAGCGTCGGTCTCTTCGCCGTCGACCGTCAGCCGCTTGATGACGTTCCGGTCCATGTCGACGATGCCGAACACGGCCGGACGCTCATCGGTGGCGACGCCGGAGAAGTAGGACTCGACGCGGGTGATCGCGGCGTGAGAAAGACGACGTCGGCTCATGCTGTCGCGCTCGTCACTTCCCCTGCGCCGCGAGCGCCTTCTCGACCTGCGCGAGGCGGTCGGCCAGCTCGCTGATCTCCAGCACGTCGAGCTTCGCGCGGATCATGTTGACGAGTTGCTGGGCGACGTCGGGCGAGACCTTGCCGCCGGCAACCGCGCGCAGCACAGCGTCGACCTGCTGCACGGGCGTGCCTTCCTCCGGGAACTCGAACTGCACGGCGGGCGCTACGGGCTTCGCGGCCGGTGCGACGCGCGTCAGCAGTTCCTTCAGCATCAGCGTGTCGCCCTGCTCGATCGCCTTCTCGGCGACCTTCTTGTAGAAGCCCTTCTCGTTCAGCTTCGTCTGTTCCTTGATCGCCTCGAGGATCTTCGTGCGCATCTCCTTGCCGCGCGGCTTGCGAGTGCGGGGTTGGCGCTCGGCCGAAAACTGGGTGGCTTCTCTGCTCATGTCCGTCATTCCTTCCGTTTTTTGCGGTTGTGCCCGGGATTCAGCGCCCGGGCGGCGCCATCTCGATGAAGTGTTGCGATCGGCGTTACATACGAGCCTCCACCGGTGCACGGCGGGGACGTTCGGCGGGCCCCGATTCGCCCTCGAATTGCGCCTCCTCCTTCCATGCGAGGAACGGGCGCCGCAAAAAATGGTTGAAGCGATCGGCCGCGTGCACGTCGGTCGCGAGCTCGCGCCGCGACTCGACCTTGCACACGACGCGAATGAACTGCGCGGCCTCGTCTGCCGAGACAGGGTCGCCGTTGACGAAGCCGCCGACCCACTCGCGGAAGAGCGGATCGCGCGGCAGCATGCCGGCGAGTTGGACGAGGTTCATCGGGCACCCCCATGGTTGGCGAACTCGCCATGGATGAGGTCCGCCGCGAGGCAATAAACCTCGTGCGCCTCATCGGGGTGCTCGAACGAGCCGAGATATCGGCGCGCCTGCCCCGTGCGGATCACTGAGTACCATTTCCGGAGGCGCGGACTCCAGCAGACGCCCTTGAAGCCAGTCGTGTTGTTGCGCTGACGCCCCTTGTTCGCGTTGTTCTGCGCCTTGGTGCATGCGCGCAAATTCGTTCGCTGGTTGTTCAGCTTGTCGCCATCAATGTGATCGGTCAGAACGTCGGGATCATCGAGACTGAGCACCACGCGGTGCATCGCGATCTTCCGAATCTGGCCGCCAGCCCGATCGAAGCGGAAGGCGTAGCCTCGGCTATCGGTCAGCCAGCGATAGCGCGAAAGACACTCGAAATCCTCGTCGCTTACGAGCGCGAATCGACCACCATTGAGAGGGATTCGTTGCATGACTATACCTCCAAAGGATCAGCCACCGGCACGTCGAGCGTGAGGCCGGCCTGCGGCTGCTCGACGACGATCGGCGTGATCGTCACCACGACGCGCGCCTCGCCGTCCGGTTCACGCCGCGTAGCGCTGTCCGACCAGATCCACTTGTCGTCGACAATCACGACGCCCTTGAACGCGTCGTAGAGCACCTTCCGCGCGTTGTCGATGTCGATGCACTGGACGGTGTCGTCCCATGCAGCACCGTGCTTGCGCTGGCGCGTCTTCCAATCCTGCGGGCGATGCGGATACAGGTCGATGTGAATGTGCACACGATGCGGAAACGGCTCGCGCACGCCGGCCGCCTTCAGCAGAAAGCCGACCTCGGCCTTGAACGCCTTCGCCTCTTTCGTCGGCACGATCGTGATGTGCTTGCCGACATTCACCGGGCGCCAGTAGCGGTTCGCGCTGATCGGGTACGGGAGCTTGACAGTCAGCATGGCGCCACCTCCGCGCGGCGCGCTTCCTCGACGCGGCGCATGCGCTCAGCGATCGTGCGCAGCACCTCGCATTCGGCGTCGGTCAGCGCGAGCCCGGCCGCGTTCAGCTGGATCTCACCGCAGCGGATCGTGACGGCCGGGCGCGAAAGCGTGCCCTCGGCGGCCATCATCATCGCGTCGACGATCGCGCTCTGCAGGATCGCGGTGAACTGCGTGGTCAGGTCCGGCAGCTTCGAGCGGTCGATCGATGCGATGCCGCGCGCGACCTCGAGCGCGTGCCGATCCCACTCGGCGGGCGGGGTGCGCGTGCTCATCGTGCGACCTCCGTCAACGGGCGCAGGTCTTCGCGCACCGGGTTCTCGGCGAGCTTGTGGAGCGTCGCGACGAAATCGGATTCCGGCTCGGCGCGTACGCCAGCCATCTCGATCGCGAGCAAAAGTTCGAGCGCCGCGATGCGGATCGTGCGCACCTGGTCGGCAGTGGGAGGTGCAGGAACGTGGCTCATGCAACGCTCCAGAGGCGCAGGCCTTGCGCACGGTAGTTTTCGACGATGTTGTCCCGGATGGTCCGGTACTCCTCGCGCAGCGCCGCATCGCCACACTCCTCGACCACGCGTCGGCCAGCCGGTGACGTGATCGCATCGGTGATGCAGCGCAGGACGCCAGAGGTCAACGGCTTGCCTGAAGCCGACGCGCCACGGATCAGCACCTTGTACGCCCACTCGGCCGTCACGGGCCGCGCCACAGCGAGCGGCCGCTGCACCTCACGCATGCGCGAAAGATTTGCCTCGACGGTCGCCTGATCCGCCCGCTTCTCGTGCGTCAGTTGCGGCGCGGTGTGCTCGGCTTGCTCCGCACGCGCTTGCCGGCAAAGCGCCATGAACTCAGGCAACGTCGGGGGTTTGGCGAGTGCGGCGAGGTTCTCGCGGCCAGCGCGCATCTGCTCAGCGGACAGCTTCGAAAGCTCGATGCCCCATGCCCGCTTCACTTCGGAGACCTTCGATCCGCGCCACAAATCCGCGAATCGCGCACCGTAAAAGGCCGACATCGTGCCGAACAGCCGCTCGATCCAGCGCTGTGGAACGGCGCTCACGGGCCAGTCAGGATCAGCCGAGTCGGGGGATTGCGTGGGCATCGACATCGATCACTCCGTCGTTTTCGGATTCGTGGGCAGCCTTGCGGCCGGTGAGCTGGGCGATCACGTCGGCGCGCTCGTCGTGGTAGCTACGCTGGGCGTTAGGCAAAGATCGAGACGCAGCGCGTGGCTTGGCAGCCTCCGAAGACCACCTCTGCGCTATCGCGATCACAAAACCGGCCTTGATGCGACCGTTCGGATCGGATGCCTTCGCCTCGACGCAGGCGGCCTCGATCGTCTCGACCGACATGCCAGCCTCGGCGGCGGCGATGATGCGAGGATCGCCGGGGTGCGTTTCGATCGAATGCCGACGCATTGCTGCGGACAGTTCGGCGGGGTGGACGGTCGCGCGGGGTTTACCACCTACGTCCGTCCTATCCTCAGGGTTTTTCTCTGGAGTCTGGCTTATGGCGTCTGGCGTCTGGTTAGCCGTTGCGTCACGCGTGACAGGTTGCGTGACAGGTCGTAACGAATGCGTATCCTCGTCACCGTCTGTCACGCGTGACAGCAGCGTTAAAAGCTGTTCGGTTGGTATGTCGTACGACGGCACAATGTCGTGCTTGCGTAGTTCTTCGAACAGTTGCCGGCGACGGTCACGGTGACGACGCTGACGGTCACGCTCGTTCTCGCGTTTCGCTCCGCGCTCGACCTCGCCTTCGGCCGCATCGGCGATTTCGCGCTCGCAGCGTTGCTGCGTCCAGGTGCCGTCAGTGAGCTCGAAGAACTCTTCCAGGACGGATTTCAGCGCCGCCATTTCGTCGCGTGCGCGAGCACCAATGAGCCGGGCCACTTGAGCGTCTGGAATGCCGCTTTCGCGGGTGTAATAAACGTCCAGCAGCCGCGTGTAAATACCGTGCTCAAGCAACGATAGATGAGCAGTGTCTTTCAAGTAGTCGCCGATGTGGCGCTTGTAGAAGTTCATGCGCCTCCCTATGACTGGCCGGCGCCAGAAATCGGCACCCGCATGAAAGGCTCGATTTGCGCGATCAAGTCGAGCGCCTCGGCGGCTGTAACGCCGAACGTAGAAATACATAGCTCGACCAGCATGTCGCGTGGAACGGGCGTATCGCGCAGGTCGCAGTCCGCCGGGGTGAGAGGATTCGGGAGGTCGTTCACACCCACCTCCACGCGCCGCCGAAGGCGAACCAGATGACGGACGCCATCCAGACGTCGATGAACAGTTCAATCACGGCGGTCGTCCTGCGCGCGTTGCTGGCGGCGCGTCTCCAGATACTTCAGCGCCATGCTCTCCAGCGCGGTGAGCTCGTGCGGGTCGACCACCATCGAGCCCATCGGGACGACTTGCAGGCCGAGTGCCGCCAACATCAGCGACCAGCGGTCCAGCTGATCCTCGAGCGCGCGGCTCACGGTGCTCGCCGAGACGCCCATGCAATCCGCCGCATGCGCCTGCGTCACGCGCGCAACCGTCTGCAAAATCTCCGCGCGATTGCGTGCGCCGAGCATGCGTGTGTTTTCAACCTCGTCCGGCGAGACTGTTTCGGTACTCATATTCGTTCGCGGCTCAGCCGCGCCCCGTTGAAAGGAGGAGCCTCCAGCCATGTCAGAATCGCGTACCCCTACGTCAATCCAGTTCATGAAAGGAGGCTCCTGTGAACGATCAAACTCAAAAAATCCAAGCACTTCATATCGCCTATCTCTCGCTTGTTCGGGCTCTGCACGAACATGGCGCGCTGCCTGTTTCCGCTGTCGTCACCACGCTCGGAAACCAGCTCGATCGCGAAGCAAAGAACTCGATCGACTCGAAAATCAATCCGTGGAGCAAGCACATTTACGACGCCCTGCTCGGCATGGAGAGTTATTTCAATCAGTCGAAAGATCGCCAAACGCCCGATTCGAGCGACTGACTATCTCGGTCATCTCGCCGTCAAAAGCCTTCGGCGTAACGCGCGAAAGCGGCGGAAATCCATCGTTCGATGCACTCTCCGCCGCATGCTTTTTGATCGCCTCGGTGATCAGCGCCATTAATTCGTCCAAATCCGAGGGAAAACGACCGTTTCGGCACACGGCTTTCAGCGCTTCACGTTCGGCTTTCCTTTCCTCACGTTCGACGCACCTCGCCTCGGATGCTTCGGCCGACGCCTTCATCTGGCGATCAAGCCTTGCCATCGACTGGCGCGATTCCATCCGCGCCGAAGGCTTTCGATATGGGGCGCGCACGGGTTTCATGCCGGCACCTGGGAGGTTTCGGAATGCGGTTTGTTCGGGGTGTTACTGGCAGAGGCAGCAAGCTCCGGCCAAATATCACGCCAGTCATCCGGGCGCAGATCGCGCCGGCTGACTACGCCGCCAGTCGACTTTTCGATCAAAACGCAGCGGGCAGGAGAAATCGCAGACGAGCCGGCGGCCATTTGAGAGAGAAACGAAGCCGACACGCCGATCGCCTCCGCGAGCTTCGATGCGCCGCCACGCTCCAGCGACGAAAGGTATGTCTTCAGGTCCATATCGATCCCACGGGATGGTGTATGCCTGAAGTTTAATAATCACTAAACCAAATAGTCAAGTGTTTGCTTGTTTAGCCCCTGCTAATCAAACTGAGGCCATGGACATTGCAACGACACGTCGGCAGCGGCTCAAGGCATGGTTTGCCAACCGGACGCTACCTGAGCGAGAAAAGAGCTACCTATCTCAGTTGATGAGTGGGAAGGCTTCGTTTGGCGAGCGCGCCGCGCGTCGGCTTGAGCGGGACTACGGCATGGTCTCGGGCCATCTAGATCTTGCGATCGATGTTGAGACGCCAGCGGAGCAGTCCGTGCCAATAGCCCCCGATGAGACGATCTATATCCCCCGCTTCAATACGGGAGGAGCGATGGGGAACGGTTTGGAATTGAGGGATCAGCCGGGTGTGATTGAAACGCTGCGCGTCAATCAGGAATGGCTCTCGAAGAATCTCCGCAACTTCACGTCCGTCGAGAATCTCGCCATCGTCACGGGGTTTGGTGATTCCATGAAGCCGATGTTCAACCCAGGCGACCCGCTGATCGTCGACGTCGGTGTGCGCGTCGTCGAGTACGATGCCGTCTACTTCTTCCGGGTGGGTGACGAGGGATTCATCAAGCGCCTGCAGCGCATTCCCACCGAGGACGGCCTGATGCTCCGCGCGAAGTCCGAAAACCCGAGTTACGACACCTGGGATATCACGCCGCGCATGTCCTTCGAGGTGTTCGGTCGCGTGCTGAAGGTTTGGCGCAGCGAGGATTTTTGACTCTGAAACCAGAGAAACCCGATGAATTTCCTGCGAAAACTGTTCGCCAAAAAGGTCGTCCCAACCTCCGACGCCTCAACCCCGGCTGCGCGCCCCGATCCGATGCAGTTCGCTGTTAAAGCCTCACCCGAGAGGATTATCGAGGAGGCAAGCGTCAAAGCCGAGGTTTATGCGGCATTGCCAGACGCCCTGCGTGCTACTGGGGCATTCCAGTTGGATGCGATAGATGGCATCGTTGCCGAATTGCATCGGCATGAGTCCGCATTCCGCCCGGTCTCGGCGCATCCGCTGAAAATGGCCGCGCCATTCCCGGTGACGGATGGGCGCATGACGACTCTTGGTGAATGTTTGATGGCGGAATCTGCTGGTATTAATGCCGTCAAACTAATTGATCGTATAGCTGGCGATCTCACAAACCGAATCCAGCGGAAGTATGATCTGAAGCGATGGGCCGCAATGGGAATCGAAAAAGTCAAGATCATCCCCGGCAAGCCTTCGACATGTTCCAACGTGGAGCGAATGCGGAAAGTGCACCCCATTGATGCGGTCCCCGAAATACCGCTTGCTGGCTGCGCGGAAAAATTCTGCTTCTGCACGTATCACCCCCTGATCGAAGGCGTCGACTACCATGAGCGCCCGCAAGCAAGACAACAGGACATCCCAGGCAAGTAACCGTTTCCCGCCCCGGCGGGATTTTTTTGCCCCGAGGTTTAGTTTTTACTTGACGGACACGTTTATCGTTTTATAAACTTGCCTCACGTTCAAACGAACAGCGAGGCACCAGATGCTCCCGACTCTCACCACCACCGAACGCGCCGCCGACTTCTGGTCGGATCGCCAGCTGCAGCAGTTCAACGACGCGGCCGACGCCGAAGCTGACCGCGCCGAGCTCGTCGCGCAGATCGCGAAGGAACGCCTGAAGGCGAAGATCGCGGCGCTGTCGGACGACGACCTGATCGGCGGCATGCACAGCGTCACGCAGGAGAAGCACGCCCGCGCACTACGCGCCGCGTTCCGCGAGTCGCCGGAGGCGCTGGGCGATCTGGTGATGTCGATCATCGTGCACGCGATGAGCGAGGACGCGGAGCTTGAGGCCGAGCGCTCGCTCGATAGCGACCGGCCGCGCTTCGCGAACGTCGGCTGCTCGTCGTGCGGCCAGAAGTTCGGGCCGGGCAATTCCGGCTTCAGCCACTGCCGCGACCACATCGGCCGCCGCGTGCGCCTCTTCGACGAGATCTGACATGCAGCTCTTCGTCAAAACCGTCCTGATCGGGCTCGGCGTGCTGTTCGTCGTCGGCATCGTCTACGAGGTAGTCGATCGCATCCGCGGCGCCATGAAGAACGTCGAGAACGACGAGCACCACCGGCACTGACCAACGCAACACGAAGGTGAACAACGATGAACGCAGCGACCGAAGCACTCGATACGGACAGCATCCCGGCCGGCATGGTCGAGGTCAGCGAGGCCGAATTCTTCTCCGTCATGGGGCCGCGTGACGTACATCCGCGCCCGACGCCCGATCGCAGCGTTTGGGAAACGCCGAATCGCACGGTGCTCGGCCACTCGCTGCCCGGCTACAAGGCACCGACCGGGAAGCCGAAGCGTTTCTTTCTGACGCAAAGCCTTGCAGCATCGGCCGCCTAACAACCACTCCCGCTACAGGAGAAAGACCATGACAACCGACGTGAATAACTTCGACCCGCGCTTCACCGTCACGCTTGCGGCGCTCCGCAAAGCTGGCGCGTGCTACGAGGGCTACAACAAGCTGGTTCGTTCGATCCAAGGCAAAGCGTTCAGCGCGGAAGACGCGGATCGCAACAGCTACATCCCCTTCAAGCACGACGCCGAAATTCCGTTGCTCGATATCCTCAAGAGCAACGGGCTCGACGATGCGCTATGGACGCTACGCTGCATATCGGGTGCCGACCGCGATCTGCGCTTGTTCGCCGTCTGGTGCGCGCGGCAGGTTGAGCACCTGATGGAAGATCAGCGCAGCAAAGACGCACTGAACGTTGCCGAACGCTTTGCCAACGGTGAGGCTACCGATGAAGAACGGGCCGCCGCATGGGCCGCCGCACGGGACGCCGCATGGGACGCCGCATGGGACGCCGCAGGGGACGCCGCACGGGACGCCGCAGGGGACGCCGCATGGGCCGCCGCATGGGCCGCCGCATGGGACGCCGCACGGGCCGCCGCATGGGACGCCGCACGGGACGCCGCACGGGACGCCGCATGGGACGCCGCAGGGGCCGCCGCACGGGACGCCGCACGGGACGCGCAAAAAGAGATGTTCGAGCGGATGTGTCTCGGCACCGCTCCTTGGCAACAAGCCAAGGTTGCCGCCTGACCACCCGCGGCCGCCCTGCGGGCAATCACACCACACCACTGTTGGAGACCACCATGAAACTGAAATCGCTGACCATCCGCCGCCGCGAATCCTACGAATCGAACAGCGGCACGCTCGAAGCCGCCGCGCATTTCGAAGGCCCGGGCGGGAAGATCGAAGTCGAGCTCGCGCCGGGTTTCATCGTCCGCGTGCTGGCTCTGATCGAAGAAGATGCCGCGCAGCGCGCGAAGCGTCTCGGCGCATCTGTCGAAACGGCAATGGTCGATGCGGTCGATACCGCGCGCCTGATCGAGTCGGACACGAAGCCGCTCGAAATCCCGGTCTAAGCGCCACACCACACCGAGGATAGACCATGAACGAGATCAAGCACACGCCGGGGCCGTGGTATTGGGACGACCGTTATCCCACCAGCAGCACGGGCGAGAAAACATGGAGCCTGATCGGCGCAGACGGATACGGGATCCTGAGCTGCGACGGTATCGAGAACAGTCCGCAAGGGTTAAACGACTTCGGAAACGCGATGCAGATCGCCGCCGCTCCCGACATGGCGCTCGTCCTCGAAATACTCGCCGCCGAAGCCGACGCGGGCACGGTGATGATCCCGTCCGCCCTGCGCCTGACCATCGACGCCGCCCTCATCAAGGCCGGACGCAAGGCTGCGCCGACGGCGGTGCGGCACGTGACGATCGCGGGGGTGGATCGATGAAAGCGCCCCGCTACGTCATCGAAGGCACATGGGCCGGGTACCGGTCGAGCCAAGATCGCGTCGTGCATCGCTCGGTTCACGATGGCGCGGAGAAGAGGCTGCGCGCATGGGCCGAACGCACGTTCTCGATCGCCTATACGGACGGCACGCGCCTGATTCTGTCGGTGCGAGACTGCAAGCCGCGTGAACGGGTCGACGTGCGCGCCGGATACATGAAGCTGATCCGCGATTGCGCCTTTCACGACGTCGATACCGTCGACGCGCTCGTCGAGGCTGAGAAAGCGCTCAAGGCGCGGGCACGGGAGGCATGATGCGCGCCCCTCTCAACAGCCTAACGCCTGTATTGCGCGGTTACAGCCGATCGGTTGTATCGCGTGACTGGTTCCCGCTCGCGGTACTCGGCGCGCTGTACCTGATCGCGTGCGGCGTCGCGCCGGCCTATGAGCTTCTCGCGGGGATTGCGCGATGAAGCTGTTCTACCTCCAAGACAGCCGCTCGTTCGTCGGGAACGATGTGTTGTGGTGGGCGCAGAACGGTAACGGCTACACGACCGACCTGCGCAACGCGCACGTGTACACGCAGGAAGAAGCGCAGGCCCGCCACAACGCGCGCGAGACCGATATCCCGTGGCCGAAGGATTACATCGACGCGCGCTGGCGCCCGGCTGTCGACGTGCAGCACATCAAGCGCGATGAGGCGCTTGTTGGGACCGGCATCACGCTGATCAAGCCGACGAAGCCGCGCGCCTACCGGGTGAACTGCATCGGATGCGGCCGGTTCCTGCGCGACGTCGATCGCTATTCACACGACTGCCCGCACTGCGGAATGGACAACCGACCATGAACCCGATCACCTACCTGTGCGGCGCGCTCGACCGCCTGTTCGAACGCCGGCCCGTCGCCGCGATCCTGCTCGCTCTGGCGATCGCGTTCGCATGCGCGGTCGGCATCGCGTCGATCCCAGATTCCACGCTCGCGGTGCGCGCGGCTTGGGGTGCGTGATGCTGATCGAACACCTCGACATCGACGAATACCACGCGCGGCCGCAGATCTCGAAGTCGCAGCTCGACACGATCAACGTGTCACCCGCGCACTTCTGGGCGCTGCATCGCGATCCGCAACGGCCGGCGCCGACGACGCGCGGCGGCCAGCTGGAGGGAAACCTCGCGCACTGCGCGATCCTCGAGCCGGACGAGTTCGGCAATCGCTACGTGCTCGGCCCGACCGTGAATCGCAACACGAAGGTCTGGAAGGACTTCGTCGAGGCGAACCCAGATCGCATCGCCATCCAGAAGGATCAGCACGACACCGCCTGGCGCCAGTCGGACGCCGTGCGCGCGCTGCCGGAGATTCGCCAGGCGCTATCGCGTGGGCGCGCCGAGGTGTCGGCGTTCTGGACGGATCCTGAGACGGGCGTCGCGTGCCGCTGCCGCCCGGACTTCGTGAGCGACGTCGACGAATCGGCCGTGATCCTGCTCGACGTGAAGACGTTCAGCAGCGCCGCGCCGGACGAATTCCGCCGCCAGGCTGCGCGCAAGCGCTATCACGTGCAGGACGCGCTCTACAGCGACGGCTTCTCGATCGCCTCGGACGTCGACGTGCTCGCCTTCGTGTTCGTCGCAGTTGAATCCGACTACCCGCACGCCGCGCATGCACTGATGCTCGACGAGCCGTCGCGCGCGCAGGGCCGCGCCGACTATGCGCGCAACCTCGCCACGTACGCGCGCTGCGAAGCGAGCGGCCAGTGGCCCGGCTACCCGTCTGCAATCTCCCTCATCACTTTGCCCGCATGGGCCTTTCAGGACTGAACCATGAACGAACTCGTCGCATCCCCGTTTGGCAATCGCAGCACGGCCGTCGCCGACACTGCCGGCGCTCGGCAGGACCAGAGCCGCGAGCTCGCGGAAACGCAGGTCAAGTACCTGATGGCGCAGCAGTTCCCGCGCGACGTCATCGCGAACACCGACAAGATCCTGAACGCGTTCACGCGCCCGACGCTGGCCGAGCAATCGCAATACCAGTTCTCGCGCGGCGGTAGCGACATCAGCGGCCCGAGCATCCGCGCGGCCGAGGCAATGGCGCAGCAGTGGGGAAACATCGAGCAAGGCTTCCGCGAGCGTTCGCGCGGCGTCGACGGCAAGGGCGTGCCGTTCTCGGAAGTCGAGGCGTTCTGCGTTGATTTGGAAAGCCGCACGACGAAGCGCCTGCAGTTCATCGTGCGCCACTGGCGCGACACGAAATCCGGCGGCTACCAGCTGAAGGACGAGCGCGACATCTATGAGCTCATCGCCAACCAGGCGCAGCGCCGCGTGCGCGCGTGCATCCTCGCGCTGATTCCCGGCGACGTTGTCGACGCAGCCATGCAACAGGCGGCCGTGACGCTCAACGCGAAGGCCGACACGTCGCCGGAAGCCGTGCAGAAGATCATCGCCGCGTTCGACGGTTTCGGCGTGACGAAGGAGCACATCGAGAAGCGCATCCAGCGCCGCCTGGACGCGATCACGCCCGCGCAGGTCGTCACCCTCAAGCGCATCTATGCGAGCCTGCGCGACGGCATGAGCGGCCCGGAAGAATGGTTCGAGATGGGCGAGCCGCAAGCGGCGGCCGGCGAGACCACGACGCTGAAGGACATCGCGGCGCGCGGTGCCGCGCGGAAGCCGAAGAAGCCGGCAGATGAAGTACCGCCGCCGCCTGACAGCCCGATCATCGACGAGGCCGAAATGCTGCGCCGGATCGAGTCATGCACAGATGTCGACGTGCTCGATCTCTGCGTCGACGAAGTGCGCGACTACCCGGATGACGTCCGCGCGCGGCTGACCGAGGCATACAACCAGCGCCGCGAGACGCTGCTCGGCGCGTAACCCTCCCCTCACCACCAGGAGCACTGCATGTTCAACCTCGACAACACCCTCGCGAAGATCGTCAGCTGCACGAACGTTTCCGAGAAGCACGGCGCCGAGCGCGTTCCCGCAATCTCGGTTGGCCTTTACATCGTCGGCGGCGGCGAGCTGCTCGACATGTTCGACGTGGCGCTGCGCGGCATGCTCTACCGCCGCCCGCAACCGAAGCCCGGCGAGCTCGAAATGGAGCACGACGGCCTGACCGAGCTGCGTTTTCCGTTCATGCGCAATCTGGCGTGGGACAAAAAATACGCCGGCTACCTGCTGCGCTTCCACATCGGCGCGACCGGCATGGAGGACGTGCTGCTCGCCGAGTGCGGCCTGAAGGACATTCGATTCACCACGCAGGAAGGCGGCTCCGTCGGCGTGCACTTCAAGATCACCGCGCACCCGAAGGACGAAGTCGACCACGGGAAGATCGCCACGCGCCTGCAGCAGGAGATCGGCATCACGCTGACGCCGCCGGACAACTACGTCGAGCCAGGCCTGTTCGGCGATGCGCCGGCGGCGGACGACGAACACCGCCCCTTCGCAGGATCGGACCTCGACACGCAGCCCGAAGAGGAAACCGAGGAAGACTGAACCACCAGCCGCGCGGCACCCGTCGCGCGGCAACCCAGGACTTACTGGTGGGCGCTCGGATGACGGTTGGGCTCCGTCACGGCACCGACTCGACTCCCGGCGCTTTCATGCTAACCCGCTGTCTTATGCGAGCCGAGCACCCAGCCATTTAGGCTTGATCTACTGATTTAGAGGATGACGGTGAATGAGCTTCATCTTTTCGCGGGCGCTGGTGGAGGAATCCTTGCAGGTCAACTGCGGAACAACCGATGCGTATGCGCCGTTGAATTTGATCCCTACGCCCAAGCAGTCCTCGTCGCTCGGCAGAACGACGGAACCTTTCCTCCGTTCCCGATTTGGGATGACGTTCGAACTTTTGACGGCAGACCTTGGCGCGGAATTGTTGACATCGTGGCTGGCGGCTTTCCCTGCCAAGACGTCAGCGCAGCCGGCACCGGTGATGGGATTGACGGCGAGCGAAGCGGACTCTGGACCGAAATGGCTAGGATCATTCGCGAAGTACGACCCTTCTGCGTCGAAGTGGAAAACAGCCCAATGCTCACTTCTCGGGGACTCGGACGAGTTCTTGGAGACTTGGCCGCGATGGGGTTCGATGCGGAATGGGGAGTCATTTCTGCGGCCGATACCGGCGCTCCCCATCTGCGAGAGCGCATCTGGATTCTGGCAAACGCCCGTAGCGGACGATGCGGTGGAGCGGACGAAGGGGAAATGGAACAGCCGTGGCGAGCCGAAGTTGAGCGCGGAAGCGAAGTTATGGCCGACTCCTACGGCGAGTCTTGCGGACAAGGGCGCCCGGGTGACGCCTCGCAAGGGTCGCGAGGGCGGGACGTTGATCGAAGCGGTCTCATCGCGGATGTGGCCGACACCATGCGCGAGCGCAGCCAAGGGATCGTCGCTGGCAGCCCTGACGCGCAAAGACGGCAAGGACCGATCGAAAGACCGGATCGATCACGCAGTTATGGCTTCGGACGGTGGCCAACTGAACCCGGAATGGGTCGAGTGGTTGATGGGATGGCCCATCGGGCACACCGCATTAGAACCCTTGGAAACGGCCAAGTACCGCGAGTGGCTGCAACAGCATTCACCCTTCTCAAGCGATGACGAGAACACCTGAGGACCAAACACCATGACGACCGCCGAAAATAGCCGCGCTGATGCGCCGACGGACGAGCAAATCGCATCCGCATGGTTTGCCACGTCCGACGCCAGAAATCTGAGGCCTCACGAGCGCGCAGTTGAAGTTGTGCGGAAGTTCCTTGCTGCGTCCCCTGTCGAGAAGCCCGCACCCTCGCTGATCGACGAGGATGCCGAGGTTCCTCCGATCATGTACAACGGCGACACCAAGCGTGATCCCGCGCTGCGCGAACTGCTTGCACGACAAGCCACGCGCCATGTGCTGACCAATTCGCGCGGAGACAGTAAGCAGCCCGCAGCAGCGCCGATCGACATAGGCGTCGACTACCTCGAAAAGCTCCGCGCGCTGATGGTGCGGCTCGGTCTCGCGACCAATGAATCGCTCGAAGGGTTCGGTGCGGCGCTGGAGGACAACCTTTATCGCACGATCCGCGCGGTGGAGGCGCTCGTTGACGCGACTGTAACGCCCGCACCCTCGCCGGCGGATGAGCGGGCGGCGTTCGACTCCGAAGTAGGGAACATCATTGCTGACGCTGCAACGCGCGGTATTGCATGGATGGCATTTAAGGTGGGCGCTCGCTACGCCCGCGCCGCATCTGCCAACGATACGGGGGCGGAAGCGGTGGCGATCCCGCAATCGGTGATCAATGCGCTGCGCTTCTATGCAAACGGCCACCACTTCAACATCGACGAGGATCACCAGCAGTTTGACACGGTGAGCGGCGAGCCGCAGAACTGGCTGTGCAGCGAGCGTGACGACGACTGCACGATGATCGAGGACGGCAGCATCGCGAAGGCCGCGCTCTGCGGTGGTGTGCTCGGCTTCGAAGAATCGGAGAAGCCGATCGAAGGCGAAGTGTTCACTGCCGCTCAGCAGCCAGCGCAGGCAGACGCTCGGGTCGGGCTGACGGGCGAGCAGTGGGAAGAACTGCGCCTCATAGCTCGCACGTACAACGAGAGGGGCTTTCCGAAACATGCCCGTGAGTTCTTTGCTCGCGTCCATCCGGCCCGGCCGGAGCCGCGCGCCGAGGTAACGCATGGCGATACGACGATGGACGAATGCATGGCCAGTTTGCTTGATCGTCTCGAAGCGGCCGAGTTGTATGCGGATCGCTATCGCTACCTGCGCGAGCGCCCTCTGAATGCAGTCAGTGTCGGCGGTGTTTTCGCCGGCAAGACGCCCGACAACGTCGTGCTCAATGGCGCGGACCTCGACGCCGCCATCGACGCCGCCCGCACCGGAGCCTCATCATGACCACTCCCCGAATCAAGAACGACGACATCCTCGCGCAGCTCGCAAGCGGCACGAAGACCATCTATCAGCTCGCATTCGCGCTTGGCGTTCAGCCTGCCGTTCTTCAATGTCGAGTCGACGTGCTCTTTTATTCGGGCCGCGTTCGCATCGACTTGCGATGTACGAATGACCTCGGTTATTGCCTCCCACCGGTCGAATCATCGCCGCGAGCGCCGCTCGATACGCCGGTAGGAGAACGACGCACCGGCCCGAACCTTCAATCGACGCTCTCCGGATACGATCGCGAATTCACGTGCCGTCGAGAACTTGCTATGGCGACGAGGACGCGATGAGCAAAATGAGAAAACAGTCGCCAGAGCGCACGTGCTCATGGACGCCCGCAGACTGCAGATCGGATATCTGGGAGACATCCTGCGGTAAGGATGTCGCGCTCGACGATACGCCGCAGGAATATGGCATGCGCTACTGCTGCTACTGCGGTGGCAGGCTAAACGGAATTGCCTACCAAGGGAATGAGAGTGAAGATCACCGATGACATGCTGACGGAGTGGCGGCAGCAGTTTGAGGCAATACAAAGGCCAAAAAAAAACGGATCTCAGCAAAGAGGCGCGTGGCGGACGATACAAGAATCCTGTCGTCCAGGCTTGCTGGGAGACGTGGCAAGCCGCCCGCCGCACCACGCACCCAACCTGCAACCCACGCGCGCCGGCTACGATCGCGAGATTCGTGGCTGGGTCAAACTGTGTATGCTTGCGAGGACACGATGATGGAAACGAACGAAGTAATCAGCCTCGCTCGCCGCGCAGTGCAACTCTACGCAGAGACGCACCCGCGCCCCACACAGGTCACGCAGCTTCAAGCTGCCGAAATGCCTGCGGCCGCGCCTCGACGTCGTGGCCGACATGCTGCGTGCATCCGGAAAGCCGGTGAAGGTGTTCGGGCTGACTGCCAAGGGCGACCCCAAGCATCCGCTGATGCTGGCGTACGACACGCCACTGATCGAATGGGCTGCATGATGCCGGCGCGCCCCTACCCAACCGCCCTGACGCCGGCCCTCGGCCGCGTCCTCGGCATGATGGTCTGGGAAACCGGGCCGATCGCGCACGCGCTGCGCGCCGCTGGGCAGCAGATCGAGCGCACGCCCGAGGCCGAACAGGCCGCAGTGCTCCACTGGCTCACTGGTTTCGCGCTCGAGCACGGCGCGGACTGGGAACGTCACGCGGCCGCCGCGCTGCACGTGCTCACCGAGGCGAAGGGAGACTGAGCATGGGGCGCATTCGACTGTCGAGGGAATTGTCGGCCGACAACGTGTTCGCGCGCATGAAGCCGGGGCGAACGTACTCGGCCTACATGATTGCGGCGAAGTTCCACGTGCCGACGAAGACCGTGCGCCCGTTCCTCAACGAGCTGATCGCGCGCGGAACGATCAGGCACAGCCACGCGCTCACGAAGACGCTCGGCTTCCTGCGGCCCGGGAAGCTCGCGGTGAAAGAGGTGCCCCCGCCAGCCCTCAACACGAGCATCGCCGCGCCGCCGGCGCCACCAAACCTGAATTCAACCCTGACCGGCTACGAACGCGAGATTCGTGGCTGGGTCGAACTGTGTATGCTCGCGAGGACACGATGAAAGCACTGCGAATGAAAGATCTGACCGAAAAGGTCGGCCTCGGCCAATCGACGCTCTACCGCATGATCGCGGCCGGCACGTTCCCGAAACCGTTCGAGCTTGTTCCGGGCCGCACGGCGTGGCTGGAGGAGGACGTCGACGCATGGCTGGCCGAGAAGGCGGGAAAGAAGCCGTCCATCGAGCGGACGGCCGACAACGTCACGCAGCTGTCCGCGCAGCCGGCCGCGTGAAGGGAACAACGGTCGCGGTCTGACCCGCGCAGTACCGCGCCCAGTCCTCCATCATTCCGCGCCGGCGCTCGAGCATGTCCCGACGCCGGTACGCGGAAACCGTCATCGACGTGATCGTGTGCGCGAGTGCTTGTTCGGCGAGCGAGTCGGGATAATCGGTGCAGTCCGCCACCCAGTCGCGGAACGTCGACCTGAAGCCGTGCACGGTAATGTCGGTGCGGTCCATGCGCCGCAGCAGCAGCAACATCGCCATGTTCGACAGCGGGCGTCCTTCCTTATAGCCCGGGAACAGCCACCCCCACTTCGCCTTCGTCGCGATCTGCTGCCGCACGAGCTCGACAGCCTCGTCGCAAAGCGGCACGCGCAGCTCGACTTCGCATTTCATCCGATCACCTGGAATCGTCCAGACGCGCGCGTCGAGGTCGAATTCCTCCGGTCGCGCGAACAGAACCTCATTCGTGCGCGTCGCCGTCAGGATCAGCAGACGCAACGCCTGCGCCGCGCGCTTCGGCCGCGCTCGCAGCGCGGCAAAGAACGCCGGCATCTCTTCCCACGCGAGCGCCGGGTGATGCTTCACCATGTTCCGCTTCTTCACGCGCGGCAGTACGCGGTCCAGGTGGTCGGCATAGCGGGCCGGGTTATCGCCCGCGCGATGGCCGAGCACCGTCTCGGCGTCGAGGATCGCTTTCACGCGGCCGCGCACGCGCCTCGCGGTCTCGCCCTTCTTCATCCAGATCGGCTGGAGGACGCGCACGATCATTTCCGTGTCGATGTCGCGCACGTCGACGTCACCGACTATCGGATACGCGTACGTCTCGAGCGTGGCCGTCCACTGCTTGGCGTGCTTGGTGTTGCGCCAGGTCGATGCTCGGTCGGCAATGAATGCTTCGGCAGCCTGCCGGAACGTCACGCCCGGCGCATCCTCCGCCGACCTCTGCACCTGCACGCGGCGACGCGCGGCGATCGGATCGATGCCCTGTCTCACACTCTCGCGGCAGTCGGCCGCCACCCTGCGCGCCGCGGCGAGCGGCAATACCGAGAGCGAGCCCAATCCCATCTCCCGCGCGCGGCCGGCGAGCGAGAACCGGTAGATCCACGACCGCGAGCCGCTGGCGCTGATCTGCAGGTACAGGCCGCCGCCGTCGGCGTAATATCCCGGATCGACGAGCTTCCCGATGCCGAGCACGGTCAGCCGATTCATCTGGCGTGATGCCAT